GTTCGTGGTTCTCTCGAATTTTTCATCTATTTTCTTTAGTAAGGATTCAAGGCGATTATTCCAGAGTTTAGAATCTGCATTTTGAGGCCATGTAACTAGGTATTCTTTGACTAATGTTGTAATCACAAGATAATCAACCTCTTTTTGTTTACTCAATAAAGAGTCTATTTGCTCATTAAATGTCATTTTCTAGCCTCCATCATTGCATCAGCAATGTCATAACAAATAGTTGCAGCAAATTTTACTTCTCCATCATTTAAACAAATATCGTCTGCTATAAAAGTAATCATAAGTTTAGCTGCAAAATAATCTCTTAAATCCATGCCGTTATGTCCTTGATTAAATTGGGGGTTATATGGAAATGCTTTCATACAAGTTCTCCTTTACGCTTGTCTTTGGCCTTAGAAATACGATCAATTGCTGCTTTATCCTTTGATAACTCTTTATATGCTTGACCATAAGCACCTTTCAAGGTATCTATGTCCAGGCACTCATTAATCATGTCGCACCAGTTAGTGCAGAGATCAGTTAGATCAGGAGTTTCCTCATCTATTGCCTCGCTTGGAAGATCACTACCGGCATAGACATACATTCCGATACCAAAGCAAGCTATATTCTTAGCCAAGCACCTCATTTGTGAATCACTAATCTTTCGTGCATCTGGTGACTTAACAGCGTTATTTCTATTGTCCATTACAGGTAATTGCATTTCTAAAGTCTTGCCAAATGCAGTTACTTCAGTCTTAACCATCATGGTATCGTTATAAACAACAGGTTCTAGGAACTTCCATGTAGCTGTAGAATCGTTTTGCAGAAGGATGTCAAGCCCATAAGTCCAACTTAAATAGGTTAGTTGTCCCTTGCGTTCGGTGAATTCGTTTACATTAATAAGTCGTAATTCATTAAAAGTCTTCATTTAAATCTCCATTGTTGAATTCGCGTTCAGCTTGTTGTGTAGCTAGTTTATGTGCAAAGTCGTAGGCTTTTAAGTAAATGTAATTGCCTAGACCAGTCATATCGTTTTCTTTTACATACTCAGCCATTTCTAAATTCTCTTTGACTGTAAGTTCTGAAACAGCCTCAGCAATCAATTTAGATGGGTTGTAATCAGTCTTAATGAGTTTGTTAGTACGATCTTCAATCATTGTTTCAGCAACTTCTGCCTCATCGTATTTTGTGTCGTAGCAAAGCCAAGAATCAAAGTTCTTCATTAAAAACCTCCTGTTTTGTAGATGTAGATAAGAGCCAATGTAAGGCTCATTAGGACTGTAAAGATAGTTCCGTATATGTAGTCTTTCATGATTAAGCCAATTCAACCATCAAGTCAGCAATTTCGCTGATTGACATATTGTTATATTGAGTCATATCTTCAGACTCAGCAAAGGCAAATACTTTTTTAGGAACTCGTAAGCCAACTTCTTTCATTGCTTTAAGTTCTGCTATAACTTTTTGATTGATAACTATGTTTTGGTTCATCTCATTTCCCTTTCGTTTCATTTAATAAAATTTACTGCATGACTAGATATTAAATCAAAAAACAATATTTGTGTAAGTTTTTGTAAAAATATTTATTTTGTATCTTTTTTGCAACTTTTATACAAATCTATACAATTTAGTATACTATTACGATATTAACACAACAAAGGAAGAAAATGAATCCAATAACTGCATTACAGATAGAATTTGGGGTTTTATCAGATTTAGCTCAAAAATTAGGTATTCGAGAGAGTGCTGTATACGCTTGGAAAGCAAGAAATACAATACCTAAGAAACACATTAGAAGTATTGAAAAACTGTCTGAAGGTAGACTAACTAGGGAAATGTTGCGCCCAGACTTATTCAAGGAGTGATATGAACTATTACCCATTTCATATAGGGGATTACATTAGTCATACAAGCCATTTATCTGATGCTGAAGACTTGGCTTATAGGCGAATGATTGATCTCTATTATCAAACTGAAGAACCATTTAAAGATGTTGCTTGGGTAGCTAGAAGAATTAAATCAACTCATGAAATTGTTAAATTACTTTTAGAGGAGTTCTTTGAATTTGATTCCGATGTCTGGAGAAGTAAAAGAGCTGATGAAGAAATTGCTAAGTATCGTCTGAAAGCAGACTCCGCTCGCAATGCAAACAGAATCAAAACAGAGAAGAAATCAGCATTGATAACAGAGCTGAAATCAGAACTGATATCAGAACCGAATCACATCGTAACCAAGAACCAAGAACCAAGAACCAATAACCAAGAACCACTAACCAATATAAATACTATTACACCTGAAGGTGTTAGTGATGAAGTCTTTAAAGATTTTTGTAAGTTACGCAAAGGATTAAAAGCACCTGTAACTCAAACTGCAATCAATGGTTTAGCAAAAGAAGGACAAAAGGCTAATCTAACTCTTGAGCAAGTAATGATGCTTTGTTGTCAAAACGGTTGGAGAGGGTTTAAAGCTGAGTGGATCAAAGAGAAAAAAACAGTTGAGCAAAGAAATAGTACGGTTATGTCTGGTTTAACTAGAGGAATCATAGGAGGAAATAAAGATGTCAGACTACTTGGAAAGTGATTTCTGTGATCCTGATGAAGGATTAGATTACTTATTTGCACGAATGGGTGCAATTTATGGTGCAACTTTTATCAGACATTGGGAAGGAGTTGATCTTGAGATTGTTCGAGATACTTGGAAAGAAGTTCTAGGAATTTATTTAACTTACAGACCTAAACTCGATCAAGCTATTTATTCTATGAATGATACTTTTATTCCAAGTGCATTAGCTGTAAAAAAGTTATGTATGACTGGAGAACGAATCCCATCTAAACCTAATTACGAGATTGGATATGAAACAAGTTATATATCTCAAGATAAAGAGTTTGTGCAAGAGCAATTAAAAATAATACATGAAATGATCAAAAATAAATCTTACAAAGGTAATTAATGAAAATACTTGTAGCCTGTGAGTTTAGTGGAACAGTAAGGGATGCTTTCATTAAAAATGGTCATAAAGCTGTTTCTTGCGACATTTTGCCAACAGATGCTGCAGGACCACATATTCAAGATGATTTATTAGAAGTTTTAAAATATACACACAACTGGGATTTAATGATTGCTCATCCTCCATGCACTTATTTGTCTAACGCTGGCGCAAGACATTTATATCCAAAGGGTGAATTAAATGAAGAAAGGTTAGAAAAAGGATTAATTGCAAAACAATTTTTTATGACTATTTATAACGCAAATATATCAATGATTTGCATAGAAAATCCAGTTCCATCAAAAGTTTATGAATTGCCAATATATAACCAAGTAATTCAACCTTACGAATTTGGGCATGAATTTTCTAAAAAAACTTGTTTATGGCTTAAAAATTTACCTCCATTGATGGCTACGATGATGGTTCAGCACAATGAAAGCACAAAAGTAGCTGGTAATTGGTTTAACAAAGGTGGTAAAGATAGACAAAAAAATAGAGCAAAAACATTTCAAGGAATAGCCGATGCAATGGCTCAACAATGGGGAAACTAATGAATCTTGAAAACCTAAACGAAAACAGAGTAGAAATTGCCCTAAGAATGTTATCTTCCACAGACGAAGATCATGCAATGCTATCAGGTCATGTTAAATACCTTGAGGAAGCCATAAAACAAGCCAAGGCAAGAGTTTTCCTACAGTCTGAGGGGACAGTAGCAGAGAGACAGGAAAAAGCCTTAGACAGCGTTCTATACGATGATGCACTAAAAGCATGGATAGAGACATACAAAAGGTTTAAGATTTTAGACAACAAAAGGCAACATGAGGTGCGTGTTATTGAGATATTTCAAACTCTGAGTGCTAACAGACGAAAAGGAATGTTATGATTGATCATCCATTTTTAATATTGCAACACTTGATTAAGAACTATTCAGAGGCTTGTAATAATCAGGATTATGTTGCAGCGTATCAGATAAGTGTTGATATTACAGATCAGGCACAGAAACTAGAGGATTTTGCTCAGGAATTGGCAAATGACTAAAGCACAGAAAGCACATTACGACAAAGTTGCACGATTAGGTTGCAGTTTATGTCGATTTGTCTTAAAAATAGAGGATAGCCCCTGCCATTTGCATCATATTCGTAGAGCTGGCAAGAGAAAAGATGCACCTGTAATTGGATTATGTCCAATCCATCACCAAGGAAGTAATACAGGAATTCATGGACTTGGCAGAAAAGCATTTGAGGAGTTGTATTCCACGACTGAAGAAGAATTATTATCAATGACATTGGAGATATTATGAGTGATCCATTTAAGATAATAGAGCCTACTGTAATTAGTTTTAGTGGTGGTCGTACATCTGGTTATATGTTATGGAGAATACTACAGTCTAATCAAGGACTTCCTGACGATGCTATTGTTGTTTTTGCAAACACAGGTAAAGAAGTTGAAGAAACATTAGAGTTTATTAATGATTGTTCTGTAAATTGGAATGTGCCTATACATTGGGTGGAATATCAAAATGAGAAACCCAATTTTAAAGTGGTGGATTTTCAAACAGCGAGTAGAAATGGAGAACCTTTTGAAGAACTTATTATTAAAAGACAATATTTGCCAAATCCGTTGGTCAGATTTTGCACAGTTGAATTAAAAATAAGAACAATTCACAAATATTTGAAATCTTTGGGGTGGCAACATAACGAGAATATGGATTGGGTAGGCATCAGAGCAGATGAAATGCGTAGAGCAGCCAAAATTCAGAGAGAACGCACTCCTTTAGTTTCAGCAAAAGTTACTAAACATGATGTTATTGCATTTTGGGAAAAACAAGAATTTAACCTTAATTTACAAAACAACAATGGCGATACACCTGAAGGTAATTGTGATTTATGTTTTTTAAAAGGTAATAACAAAGTTTTAAGTTTAATTGCTCAAAAGCCAGAAAGAGCAGTTTGGTGGGCAAAAATGGAATCTTTAGCTTTAGCATCCAGGCCATCAGGATTCTACTTTAGAACTGATCGACCATCTTATGCACAAATGATGAATTATGTTGGCAATCAAGTAGATATGTTTGCTAAAGAAGAAGATATTGCCTGTTTTTGTGGAGATTAAATGCTAACTTTCCCTTGGTATCCTAAAGAATTGAATCCCAATAGTAGTTGTCATTATCACGAAAAAGCTAAGAAGAAGGCTATTTACAAAGATTTATGGTACTGGACAACGAAAGAGGCTAAGATACCAAAAGGTGATTACTCAGAGCTAAGTATTACCTTTTTTAAACCGAATCGTAGGTGGATGGACTTAGACAATATGTTAGCAAGCATCAAATCTGGGCTAGATGGGATGTGTTTAGCACTAGAAATAGATGATCGGTGCTTTACAAAAATAACTGTAGAAATTGGACAAGAAATCCTAGGAATGATCAAGGTAGAGATTAAATGATGCCACCTATTGTAATAGCCACTAAGACAGCTAAATGCTTGCCTGTACTGTTAGAAAGCATTAACCAGTATGTGCCTATAGAAGTCGTGGTATTTATCTCTGGGAGCGATTTAAAGCTACCTAAACACAGAACTATCAATATACCTAACAATGGGAATAATTTTGGGGATTCCTACAATGAGGTAGTAAATCTTGCCTTTTCTATGTTTGATGAGGTTATTGTTGCTAACGATGACATAGTATTAACCCCTAGTTCATTCGAACTTTTACTCAGAGATCGAGAACTCTTGCCACAAGATACGGCTTGGGTATCAGCAAAATCGGATTATGTACGAGGCTATCAAAATATCAGAGAGTTTAAGCAAAGGGATGGAATTAGGTATGTAGAAGAAGCGAAAATAATTCCAACAGAAATTATTTCACCTTTATTTGCTTATATTCAGAAAGATAAGTGGGTGGATTATGAGCCGATTAATTGGTATTCTGACGATATACAATGCTTACAAATTAGGGCAAATGGGTATAAGAACTATGTTAGTCGGTCTTATGTCCATCATGTTGGTAGCCAGACTATCGGGATGGATCACCAAAAGAACCAAGATGAGGCTATTACTTGGATAAAAGATAACAAACCAGAGCTGTATGAGGCATGGTTTGCATGAAATTTACTATATATGCTCCAAGCTACAACGATAAAAGCGGTGGTGCATGGGTTCTACATTTCTTATGCGATCAACTAAACAAGATAGGACACGAGGCCAAGATATTTATTTATGAGGCTAGTCAGATCGTAAATCCAAAGTTTAATACTCCAATAGGATATATCGAGGATTCGGTAGTAATTTACCCAGAAATAATTGTTAATAATCCATTAAATGCTACAAAAGTAGTGCGATATTTACTCAATAAAGAGGGCGCATTACAAAATAGGATGATTAACTGGGGAGCGACAGACTACCCATTGGCATTTTCTAAGGCATATAGAAGCGATTGTGAATCCTTGTTTTATCCTAACTGTGATCTATCCATCTTTTATGATAATGGCACAGAACGCACTCAAAATACTTTCTACATAGGTAAAGGTTACTTAACTGGTGATTGCCCTAAGTTAGATTGTTTTGAGGTTACTAGAACTTTTCCAGAGACAAAGCAAGAGCTAGCAGAAGTGTTTAGGAAGTCTAAAATCTTGTTTAGTTATGATGCTCATTCAGCTACTAATACGGATGCAGCGTTATGTGGATGTTTGCCATATCTTCTACAAAAACCCTTAGAAGGAACAGAAAACGCAGAACTAGGGAAGTTTTGGGCAGAATCAACAGATGAGATAGACCAAGCGTTAGAACAGATGTCTACATTGCACGACAGAATGGCAAGTCTACAACTATCCTTTCCAGAGCGATTGGCAGAACAGGTTAAAAAGATAGAAAAACATTTTTATAAAAATATGGTTTAATGGCTAAAATCCTTGTATAATTGAATTAACTTTATTCTTAGAGGTGACTATGAAAGAAAAAGGCATGAGCATTATGATCGGTCTATTAGGCAAAGAGCCTAAGATGTCTGAAAAGTCTGAGGGTGGTCTCTTAGAATCTAATATGGAATCATGTCCTTTAGCTATTCAAGACATGGACATCAACAAAGGAAATAAGAAAAAGGCTATCTTAACTGCCAGTTATGGTGAAGTCGAGGATGGCGAAGGCAAGTGTAAGGCTTGTGAATATTACAATACTGAACTATCTGACTGCGGAGTGAAAAAAGGTGATGGCTACTGCGAGATATTTGATTTTGTCTGCAATCAAGAGAATGGTTGTATGGCTTGGGAAGCAAAAAATAGCGAAGATGAAGAAATGGAATACGAGGAGGAATAATGTATAAGATGCCTAAAAAATCCACAAAGAAGCCTAAACCGAAAAAATGAACAAGCGACAAGCCAAAATCTCAAAGGTCATGGGCGAGTTCAAGGATAAAAAGCTTACTACCAATGGTAAGAAGGTTAAGAGTCCACAGCAAGCGATAGCAATTGCATTGTCTGAGGCAAGTAAAACAGCTCGATTCAAGAAATAAATGGCTGGCTTACTAGACGAGCCTTACATAGGATACCCACAGCTCAGAAGAAGGTCTGAACAGAGCTTACTTGGAGGTACACCTAGAGGTCTACTTAATACTACCCCATCTGCGGATACATTGCGAAAACTAGGCGAGCAATTAATTAATATACCTACAAGCGCAACCAGAGCAATTACTGATCCTCAATTATTTTCAAGACTATTAGGGATTACCCCTAATCAACAGTTAAGTGGATTTAGTTCAGGATTCGCAGGATTACCGGCAAAGCCTCCTAGTGATATTGGGGTAGTTGATCCTAGAAACATTGATTACTCAAAAGGTTATAGTTCTGGCGAAGAAATGGGAATGATGACTGCATTAGCAGCTCCACTAGCACCATTAGCAAGACCAGTAGGTAGGGCAGTAGGTGAGCAAGCATATCGAATGACTGAGGATATGTTACAGAGCCAAGGACTAATGCCTAGTATTACTCCTAGAAGTCAAGTGCCGATGCAAACAACTAATGTTGGAAGTCAGCCATTTGATCCTAGATTTGATAAAAGGATGAAAGAACAGGATAGATTAAGAAATCTGACTACAGTTATTGAAGGCCAAAGAACTCCTGCACAACAACAATTGTCATTAGTAGATTTTGAAGGTAGACCATTTATTACTAGTATGGCTGATAGAACTGCTGCTGGTGGAGAGTTGGTCAAAATTAATGATGTATCCTTAAATAGACCTGTTGGACTTTTAGGTGGTCAGGACTATATGTTTAATAACCCTAATCAGGTTTGGGCATCTGGACAAGCTCCATCAAAACAAATTGTGGAGTTAGCACAAAATTTAAAACAAACTACTGGTCAAAACCCATTGTATTTGCCATACAGGATGACTCCTAGTGGTGGAGACTTTGCAAATATGACATATGAGACTATGCTTAATTATGCTGAAAGCGCAATGTCCAAGGCAGATAAAAAAGAGTTAAACAAAACAATTAAAGAATATATCCCTGATTGGAAGGGTGTTGATTCTAGGGAAAGTATTCAACAATTTAGAGAAACACCTGATACAGTTCGTAAAGAAATAATGAACCAAATTGATGTAAAGTTTAGAGATGCTGGCGGTTTAAATATTGGTGAAACGAGACTGGCGGTTGCAGATCCTAAACAGCTTAATGCTCCTGATCTTGATGTAATGAACATTGGCGAAATATTTGCAGATCAACCTTTAATCATGCAATCTGGTCATCCATCTTATCCAAGAGGAATACCAGGACAAGGATTAGGAATAATAGATCAACCGAGAAATGTATTTGAGTTATTGCCAAACCTAGCAAAAGCAAGAGGGATTACAGATCCTAGAAATTACTCTGATGCAGATAGACGAGTAATGGAAATGAAGCCTTATGGTGGAATAATTGACGAAAAACTATTAAAGTCTCTTGGGTATTAAATACTCAGGCTTAAACTGATTAGCAAAATTAGTGTTGTATTTTTGAGTAAGAAAGAGAATTGTAGATTCTACGGTAACAGTATCAATATTTTTACAATTACAGATAGCTTCTTGAATATTTAAAGCGTTTAGCATATCTTCTGACATAGGAACTTCTACATTTACAAACGGTGTTAATTGCATATAATCTCCTTTTTTGTTATTTTACTACACTTTGTATGTTTATTTTGTATAATAATCACATAACCATCAACCCTTGAGGAATGGAATGGAAGAAGCAACAAAAATAGATTATTTATTAGTAAATACCCTAATACCCTACGCAAACAATTCAAGAACGCATGACGATGCTCAAGTAGCACAAATCGCAGCATCAATAAAAGAATTTGGCTTTAGAAATCCTATTTTAGTAGATGGAGTAGGAATCATAGCTGGTCATGGTCGATTATTGGCAGCAAGAAAACTTGGACTAGAGAAAGTTCCAACGATTGACTGCTCAGACATGACAGAAACCCAAAAGAAGGCTTACATCATAGCCGACAATAAACTAGCAATGAATTCAGGATGGGACACTGATTTGCTTAGTTTAGAAATATCTCAATTAGATACAGATGGATTCAACCTTGAAGTGTTGGGATTTAATGCTGATGAGTTGAGTACATTTATAAATGGGGTTAATTTTGATGCAGCGACTGAAGATGATCAAGGCAAATTAGACGAATTAGATCCAAAATGGATTAGTTGTCCTCATTGTGGTAAAGAATTTGATGCAAGACAAAGTTAATCTTAAAATCGACTGGGCAAGTCACGAAGCAGCTAAATATGCCTGTGAAAATTGGCATTATAGTAAAACTATACCAGTAGGTAAATTGGTCAAAGTTGGTGCATGGGAAAATGACAAATTTATTGGAGTTGTAATATTTGGTCGTGGTGCAAACAATAATATGCTTAAGCCATTTGGTTTAAATGCTGATGAAGGATGTGAATTAGTAAGAATTGCATTAAAAAGACATGAAACCTATGTAAGTAAGATATTAGCTTTTGCTATCAAATTTTTAAAAAAACAATCACCTGAACTGCGTTTAATTGTTTCATATTCAGATGCAGACCAAAATCATCATGGTGGCATATATCAGGCAACTAATTGGATTTATGATGGATTAAAAAATGCCAATACTATGGGTGCTTTTATTGTTAATGGTAAAAAAACACATCCTAAATCTATTCATAGCAAAGGTATTAAACAAAACATTGAAGCAGTAAAAAAACATTTAGACAAAAATGCAACAATATTTTATACAAAAGGCAAACATAGATATTTAATGCCATTAGATGATAATATGCGTAAACAAGTGCAACAACTAGCAAAGCCTTACCCAAAGCGTATGAAGCAGGCAATGGTCGATTCCATCGACACAGCGAAGGTGCAACACCTATCCATACGCTCCATCGAACTTTCGGAGTTATAAAATGGCTCAAGGCAAAAAACATGAACCAACTCAACAAGATAGAGATACTGCAAGGCGATTATCTGCTCTTGGAGTTCCACATGAGGACATCGCTTTAAGGCTAAAAATATCCTCTGATACGCTAGTTAAGTATTATCAAGAGGAATTAGATGAGGGCAGAATAGATGCTAACTCAGCTATTGCAGGGACTTTGTTTAATCAGGCAAAGAAGGGCAATACGGCTGCTGCAATCTTTTGGCTAAAGACTAGGGCAAGATGGAAAGAAACTCATGCCCATGAGATTACTGGTGCAGATGGCGCACCGTTAGCGGTCAAATGGCTGACAGAATAATAACTATCCCTTATAAGCCTAGACCACCTCAAATGGAGATACATAAGGCGGTAGATCAGCACCGTTTTGTAGTAGGGGTTGCACACAGGAGAATGGGCAAGACGGTGGCAGCTCTGAATCAGCTAATCAAATCAAGCCTAGAGAATGGGCAACAATCCCCTAGATACGCTTATATAGCACCAACTTACGGACAGGCAAAGAGAGTAGCATGGGATTATCTAACTCATTTTGTCAGACCATTAAACGCTGAGGCGAATATAGCAGAGTTAAGAGTAGACTTTTTAGGTAGAAGAATTCAGTTGTATGGCTCAGATAACCCAGATTCACTCAGAGGCCAATATTTTGATGGGGTAGTTCTAGACGAAATCGGTGATCAAAATCCAAAAATTTGGAATGAAATAATTAGACCAAGTTTGGCAGATCGTAAGGGGTTTTGCTTATTTATAGGAACTCCAAAGGGCAATAATCACTTTAAAGACTTATTCGACAGGGCAGATAAAGAAGAAGGATGGGCAGCACTACAGTTCAAAGCAAGCGAAACAAACCTGATTGATGAGGAAGAATTACGGTCAGCTCGTAAGGAAATGGGAGACGATAAGTTCAACCAGGAGTTCGAATGTAGTTTTAACGCTGCTGTAGAAGGTTCATATTATGGAAAAATCATCGGTGAACTAGAAGAAAAGAACCGAATGTGCGAGATAACTAGAGATGATCTTTGTCAGACTTATGTTGCATGGGATTTGGGTATGGGAGACAGTACAGCACTCTGGGTGGCACAAAACGCTGGTCAAGAGGTCAGACTGATGGATTATGTAGAAAATCATGGTCAAGGACTCGATTGGTATGTAAACTGGTTAAAAGACAACAAATGGGAGACGGCAGAGCAATTACTACCCCATGATGTAGCGGTTCGAGAACTAGGCACAGGTAAGAGTAGACTTGAGGTATTGCGTGAATCTGGATTAAATGTTAAAGTATTACCAAGATTAAGCGTAGATGATGGTATTCAGTCTGTACGAAGGTTATTGCCAAGATGTTGGTTTAATATTCCACAGGTTAAGCAAGGCTTAGATTGTTTACGGAATTACAGAAGGGAGCATGATGAGAAAAGAAATGTCTTTTTTGATAAACCCTTGCACGATTGGGCATCGCATGGCTCAGACTCCTTTAGATATTTGGCTCTAGGAATGGAACAGACAAACACATGGTCTCAGCCTTTAAAAATTAACGCAAATTGGATAGTTTAATATGGATGACAATACGCTAAAAGGCATATTAGAAGCAGAGATAGATAATTCAATAGGCTATGTAGATACTGAAACTACTGAGGCTCGTAGGAAGGCATTAACCTATTACAAC